CATAAGTTGGTCTTTCACTCCTTGGATTTTCTTGCCATTTTGCAATAAGTTCTTCATCTTCATTAGGATATCCTACTTCTACTGATGTATAAATAACATATAACCCACTAACCTTTGGTGAACAGTAGTGAAATTCAGATGCTTGTATTGATACTTTAAATCCATCAGCACATATTACATTATCTCTAGTTGTTTGAGGTTCTATCATTGGTAACATCCTCTCTGTTCCATATATTGAACACATTGACTCTTCATTATTGAAAAATATAGAACGCGGCTTGTCATTCTACCATTAGCATCTACAAACATTACACACCATATTCCATCTTTTGTTGAAAATTCTAAACTCATACTATCCTCCGAGGTTAATTATTAATTACGACTATTTAATTGTTTCCAAGCAATATCCATATAACTGTAGCAGTTCCCATTATGAGAATAGTGCTAAAGAGTACAAAGAATGTTGCTTCAATTACAGTTTTTGTTATTTTATTCATTAGGAATACCCTTATTGTATTGAATTACTGAGTTCTGAAGATAGTATTTTGAACCCTTTTCAGGTTTTATTATGTATTTCTCCAATGCTTTGTATAATATTTGTTCATGGTCTGATACAACGGATTTATTATTAACATATAAAGTTCTAAATTCTCTGTCTGACCTTACTGGTGCTCTATAAGAGCTAAATGATTTAATAGTATCTAAATCTATTGATATCCATTCATCTTTATTTCTTTTAATCCATATTAAGTTCATCTTTATTACTCCTTTTATTAATGATTCTATGATTAAATATTTTAGGGAGACAGAACGATAGAGCTCGCATAATTATCTATCCTTTTGCATTGCACAATGACTTCGAGCAGTGCCTCCCTAAACACTTTGGCACCCAAGTTCGCTCCTCAGAACGTCAATCGTTAAATTGATATGTGAGTCTGAATGCCAATTAAATCTTGTTGTGGTATTACTCAAATAATCTATCAGTTCTCCATACTTTACCCCATCCAAATCTACCAGTGCGATTATATGCATAGTCCATATCAAGAACATCAATCATTATCCAATCAATTAATCCATTGTACCATGAACACGTATAAATAAAATGATGAACACCTTTTCTTGTGCCATCTGGGTTCTGTCCATCTTCAGGGCCTATCCATTTATAATAATCTTGATGACGATATTTATGTGATAATCTCTCGATAAGTTGCTTTAACATACTATCTCCTTAATTAATTGTTTTACGACCATGTTATTTAATAATTGTATGATACAAGTAGTTAGAAGGGCTATCAATGTGTGGATACAGCGGCACAATTATGTGTCAATGTCACACTAATAACCCTAATAACCAGTTGATTCAGCTACTCTTGCTGCTGTTTCCAATTGCGAGCATAGCGGCGATAGAACAAAGGTAAGCTATTGCTTACCCTTAGTTATCAACTTAGACTCTATACCATCTAATCTCTTAGCTAAGCCTTCGTAAGCTTGTTCTGATAGAGTATCCTTAGCATCAACTTCTACTTCTTTAGCTGGAGCTGCTTGATTCTGTAGCTGAGCCAGCATGAGTAACGTACCCATGTCTAATCCACCTTGAGCTAATCCAGCGAAAGCGTTCATGTCTTTTACAATACTACTAGGGTAGACAGTTCTACCTTTCCTAGATGATACTGCAAAGTTATGTGTTAATGTAGCCATCGCTACTGCTTTATTCTCAGCGTCACTAAACAATGGCTTCTGATTGGCCATCTGCTCTGTTATCAACTTCAGTATGTCCATACTATCTCCTTTACTTTAATTAATCAATCATATAACACTCAATTAAAATCAAAAATAACTAAAATCATAAAACACGAATCTCATTAATGAGGTGTACATATCAATAAAACACCCCATTTCATTTTGTAAAATATTTCTTGACAACACATGGTCAAATACTGTAGGTTGAGTCACCCCCCTTATTAAATAATAGAGCGCTTATAGATATTATATATAAAGGGGTTAATAATAGGGTTATAATGGCTAGTAGAATAAGTTGGATAGAGGCTATTCCAGAAGATGCTCGTGAAGAGTTAATTCATGACTTGTCTGAAAACAAGCAATCAGACTTAGTGCCATTACAAATCAACGATAATGTATATTGGATTCCAATGGAAGTGAATATGTTAATCACAGCATTAGAGGAGCAAGAGGTACAAGACTTAGACCCTCTTCAGAATTAGGTGGAATACCAGAAAATAAAAGGCAAGCGTCATTATATATATGATGATATAGATGAGTTCTATGATGACTATCCTAATAAGGTTCCTATAGAGAATTGGCGTGATGGTAAACAGGATGAATGGGTGTGGAGTGATGATAAGAGAATTGTACAGTTATTAAAGGTCAGTACGATAAAGCATCCTCAAGACAGGAAGAATTATAAATGGTCTAAAGGGTGGTTAAGAACTATTGTAGGTACGTTTCTTATCAGGGATAATACAGTTATGGATACTGATTTCAACAAACATCCTAACAGATATACATTCAGCACTAAAATTAAGAACACATCGTCTAGAGTAAAAGAGCGTGAGAACTTAACTAAAAATGAGCGTATATTCTCCGTGAACGTAGCAGGTGGTATGGGGGCTGTTAAGTCTTATATGGAGGCTTATGAAGAAACCAACCCTGATAAGGCTAGAAAGAAAGCTATTGTATTATTAAAGCAGGAAAGAATTATGCAAGAAGTAGAAAGAAGTGTACTCGAAGTTTCTAAGACATTAGGTCTTGACCATGAGTATGTATTACGAAAGCTAAAATTATTGGCAGACCATAGTGAAGATGATAATATCATTTTACAGTCAACCAAGGAGATAGGTAAGATTATAGGAACGACTGGAGTTACGGTCAAACAAAAGGAAGTTGGCGTATTTGGGGTTTTTCAGGGATTTAGTCCTGAGCAACTCGAAAATATAGAAAGGCAAAAACTAGGAGATGGAAATACAAATAGACAAATTGACGTTGAGTCAGACGATTGAAGCCTTGAAAAAGACTTCTGAAGGTTTAACACAACTAGAAGTAGAGTACCCAGATAATTATATTATCAGGAAGATTATGACAATGAAACATCTTGTTGACCATCTCGATGCAAACGAATTAGTAATTGATGAAGCAGATTATTATAAAAATTAACGTGCCGTATGCTTTAAGTACTACGACCGTTTCATATAAACATATGGTGTTCTACAAAAAATGATAGCTACAAAAAGGAAGATGAAAAGGAACGAGTTAATAAAAAGGGTACAAACTTTAGAGTATGTACTATCTAATGTAATTAATAACGCTAGAAGTTTAGAATTAGTTATAGATTATTATGTTGAGATGAATGGTGATGTTAAGAAATTTGAAAAGTTTTTAGATAAGAAACAAGAAGATGGAAACAGCACCAAATCTGAATCTAAATAATGTTACAAAAGCTGAAGAAGTATTTGAACTAGCTAGTAAAGATTTAATATCTTTTGGAAAACTGTTCTTACCCGATGACTTCATGCGGAGTGAAACGCCCCCTTTCCACTATGAAGTAGCAGACAACATAGATGACCCTAAAGTAAAGCAACTCGCTATAATCCTCCCTCGAGGTCATGGGAAGACAGTTTTAACCAAGGCTTCAATACTAAAAGATTTCTTATTCTGTCCTAAAGATGATATGCTTTTTTATGCGTGGGTATCAGCTACTCAAAAGTTATCAGTAGGTAATATGGATTATATTAAATATCACCTTGAGTTTAATGATAAAATAAAGTATTATTTTGGGATGACTAAAGGGAACAAATGGACAGAAGAAGATATAGAATTATCAAATGGATGTAAGTTAATTAGTAAATCAAATGTTTCAGGTATTCGTGGTGGAGCTAAATTACATAAAAGATATGACTTAATAATATTGGATGATTTTGAACATGAAGCAAATACAATCACAAGAGACGCCAGAGACAAGAACGCTACTCTCGTCACTGCTGTTGTCTATCCCGCTTTGGAGCCTCATACTGGCCGGTTGCGTGTTAATGGTACTCCCGTACATCACGATTCTTTTATTAACAATTTACTTATTAATTATAGTAGGGCTAAGAAGGCTAAAGCTGATTTTGCATGGAAAATAATAACATACAAAGCGATTACAAAAAACGGAAATGCATTATGGACAAGTTTCTTCCCAAAGACAAAACTAGAAGAAAAGAAAAAGTTTTATTCGGATTCTGGAAAGCCACAGAAATTTTATCAAGAATATATGATGGAGGTACAAAGCCTTGAAGACTCATTATGGACCAGAGAGCATATTAAGTATTGGGAAGGACGCTATGACTACGATAGTGAAGAAAGCCAGAATTACTTGGTCGTTAGTGGAGAAAGATTTCCTGTTAATACCTTTATTGGTTGCGACCCTGCCACCGATATTGATACTAAGGAGTCTGATTTTTCTGTTATCATGGCTATTGCGATTGATTCAGAAAATAATTTATATGCTTTAGAATATGAAAGACACAGAAGTATTCCGACTGTAGGACAAAAATCTGCAGATGGAGAAATGATAGGAAGAAAGGGTGTAGTTGATTATATAATGGATATGCACCAGAAATATCATTGTGTATCAAGTACAGTAGAAGACGTTGCTATGAATAGAAGTGTTTTTCAAGCACTAAATTCAGAAAGAAGGCGTCTAAATAAGTTCAATATCGCTGTAATACCTGAGAAACCAGGTGGTAGGCAGAAGATAAATCGGATATACAGTGGTCTTTCGGGTAGATTTAGTACAGGAACGGTACATTTAAGAGAAAATATGTTTGATTTAATCAATGAAATCGTTACATTTGGACCTAGAATGGCTCACGATGATACCATAGAGACTCTTTACTACGCACAAATGCACTCTTTTCCTCCTGATTTAAAGAAGAGCAAAAGAGATTTGTCGTGGTATAAACCTAAAAAGAAGGCGAAGAATTGGATAGTAGCATAATAATAATAGGAGAAATAAAATGAGCGTGTTATCAAAACGTAGAGAAAAACGCAAAAAACAAGACAAGTGGGTTTTAGGTGAAAAGTTGACTAAGGCTGGCAGAGCGAGAGGCCGTCGTAGGAAGACAATGAAAAAAGTTGAAAAAGTTTTAAAAACAGGTGGAAAAGTTACAACTCAAAGACCTGATATGAAATCTAAAGCAGCATACAAAATTGGAGCTGAACATAAAAAAGCTCTTGGTAAAAAACAAAAAATCCGTAAAGGTGCAAAAGAAGTACTTATTACAAAAGGTGGAGCTTATGCAAAGTACGGAAAAAAATCAAAAGCTGCTGGTAGTTTTCGTTCAGCGTTTAAGTCTGGATGTGCTGGTGGAGCTAAGGGTTTTACTTGGGATGGTAGAAGCTATAGTTGTAAGAAGAAATAAATGATTAGCATTAATCAAATGCGGTCTTTGATTGAGAGTACTTGTTCAATATTAGGAGATAAGTATTCAAGTGATGAGGCTGTTGAATTGGTTTTAGCAACTGGAATTGTAGAAAGCCGATATGAATATATTAGACAAATGGGAGACGGGCCTGCTCGCTCGTTCTGGCAGGTAGAACCCGCTTCCG